AACTTCAACGGCCTTATACTACGTCGAACCAACGACGAGCTTAGAGAGCTTATATGGAAGTCGCAGGAGTTATACCCCAAGGCATTCCAAGGAGCTAAGTGGGCTGAGAAGAAGTCTCAGTGGACGTTTCCTAGCGGAGCCAAGCTCTGGCTAACGTACTTAGAAAGAGATCAAGACGTACTACGCTATCAGGGTCAGGCCTTTAGTTACGTGGCCTTCGATGAGTTAACTCAGTACCCTACCCCCTTCGCGTGGAACTACATGCGTTCACGGCTTAGAACTACAGACCCTACTCTACCTATCTACATGAGAGCGACTACCAATCCGGGCGGTAGTGGACATGGCTGGGTAAAGCGTACCTTCATAGACCCTGCCCCAGCTAACTCAAAGTTCGTAGCTAAGGACATAGAGACCGGCGAGGACATGGTCTTCCCAGACGGCCATGAGAAGGCTGGAGAGCCACTGTTCTATCGTCGGTTTATACCGGCAAGCCTCAAGGATAACCCCTACCTAATGGATGGCGGTCAGTACGAGGCTAACCTGCTATCTCTCCCTGAGATGCAGCGGCGTCAATTACTAGAAGGAGACTGGTCAGTTGCAGACGGAGCAGCATTCTCAGAGTTCAGGTCAAAGGTTCACGTTATTGAGCCGTATGAAATACCAACTGATTGGCGTAGGTTTCGGTCCTGCGACTACGGATATTCTTCTTATAGCGCTGTGCATTGGTTTGCTATTGACCCAAGCTATAATACATTAGTCTGCTACAGGGAATTATACCTGAGTAAGCATACCGGAAGAGACTTAGCTAGGGCTGTGCTAGAGGCAGAAGGCTCTGACCGTATTGACTACGGAGTTCTAGACTCCAGTTGCTGGCATCAGCGGGGCCAACTGGGTCCATCTATAGCTGAAGAGATGATTTCACAGGGTACACGGTGGCGTCCTAGCGACAGAACCAACGGCGCAAGAGTAGCTGGCAAGAACAGGCTGCACGAAGTCCTTAAAATAGACGAGGACACAGGCATTCCGGGGATACAATTCTTCAATACGTGCCGACAAATCATAGCTGATCTACCCGTCATACCGGCAGACCCTAGAGGTTCGGACGATATAGACCCTCGCTACGCATCAGACCACGCATACGACAGCGTCCGGTACGCAGTTATGAGCCGACCTAAAGCATTTTCGCCCTTTGATATGGGCCAAGGCATTCCACAACAAGTCTGGCGACCCGCAGACGCAACATTTGGATACTAAACATGGCATTGATGGACAAACCACTACCGGAAGACGTTACCGATACGGATATTATTGTACCGCTTGAAGAAGACGGTGACGTAGTAGAGGAAAATATTAATTTTTCTGGTGCAGTGGCCTTCGTAAATAGCCAATACAACCGCTCAAAGGACGCTAGATACAAGGATGAGGAGCGTTGGCTAGACTCTTATCGTAATTACAGAGGATTATACTCCAGTGAGGTACAATTTACCGACACAGAGAAGTCAAAAACCTTTGTAAAGATAACAAAAACCAAAGTACTAGCTGCCTACGCACAAGTCGTAGACGTATTATTCGCTGGATCGAAGTTTCCTATCGGCATTGAGTCCAGACAGTTCCCAAGTAACGTAGCTGGAGCCGTTTCTTACAATCCAAATGAGATTACAGACGAAAAAGTTAAGGAAAAGGTAGACGTAGACTACAATGTACCCACATCAATTGCCCGTCCAGACATTGCCAAGGACTTAGGCATCTACAAAGAGCGTCTAGAGCCAATTAAAGACGATTTAGAGGTAGGAGTTAACACATCTCCGGGTTCTATTACATTTGAACCAGCTAAACGCGCCGCCCAGAAGATGGAAAAGCTTATGCACGATCAGTTGGAAGAGACTGACGCCCCTAAGCACCTAAGATCAGTAGCATTTGAGACAACACTCTTCGGAACCGGCGTATTTAAGGGTCCATTTGCTATGGATAAGGAATATCCGCGCTGGGATGAGGAAGGTAACTACGATCCCCTGTATGAAACCATCCCTAAGATGGAATACGTCAGCATTTGGGATTTTTACCCTGATCCAGACGCCCGCAATATGGCAGAGGCTGAGTTTACCGTACAGAGACACCGCCTAAACCGTACACAAATGCGTACACTAAAGAAACGCCCACACTTCCGCGAAGAGAGCATAGAATTAGCGGTAGAATACGGCGCAGACTACCAGCGGGAGTATTGGGAAGACGCTTTAGAAGATGATTCAATGTCTTCCACTATGGAGCGTTACGAAGTACTCGAATATTGGGGCATTTTAGACGCAGAACTGGCCGAAGATGCTGATATAGATATACCTAAAGAATTAGCCGATGAAGACGAAATACAGGTCAACATATGGGTATGTAACGGCCAAATACTGCGCCTAGTACTTAATCCGTTTACTCCTACACGTATTCCCTACTTATCCGTACCTTATGAGCTTAATCCATACAGCTTCTTTGGAATTGGCGTAGCTGAGAATATGACAGACACGCAATTGCTAATGAACGGCTTTATGCGGATGGCCGTAGATAACGGCGCTCTATCAGGAAACCTATTAATAGAGGTAGATGAGACTAACTTAGTTCCGGGGCAGGATATGTCTGTGTATCCGGGCAAAGTGTTTCGCAGACAGGCGGGCGCTCCGGGTCAGGCCATCTTCGGTACTAAGTTCCCTAACGTATCTCAAGAGCTACTGATGATGTTCGACAAGAGCCGTCAGCTTGCGGATGAGGCTACTGGTATACCTAGCTATTCGCACGGTTCTGGAGCCGTAGGTGGTGTTGGAAGAACTGCTAGTGGTATGAGTATGCTAATGGGAGCAGCCGCTCAGAACATTAAGGCTGTAGTCAGGAATATTGATGACTACTTGCTGTCTCCACTAGGCAAGAGCCTCTTCGCATTCAATATGCAGTTTAACTTCGACAAGGAGTTTATCGGAGACTTAGACGTTAAGGCTCGCGGAACAGAAAGTCTGATGCGGAATGAAGTTCGCAGCCAGAGGCTACTACAGTTTATGCAGATGACTGCCAATCCTTCGATGCAGCCGTTTGTTAAGTATGACTACATCTTGAGAGAGATTGCAGCTTCTATGGACTTGGATGAGGACAAGATACTCAACGATCCGCGTGAAGCAGCTATCCAACAGAAGATGATGGCTGAGATACAGCAATTAATGCCGCAACCTCCAGTTCCACCGCAAGGAGCAGCACCAGAAGGTGGGCCACCCTCTCCCAATGATCCTACCGGTAATGGCGGCGGTAACATAGCGGCAGGAGCAGCCCCAGAGCCTGACGCAGCCGGTTTCACAGGCGGCGGTGGGGGAGCCAACGGGGGTAATGCACCGCAGCCCCAGCAAGCTCCACAGGCTCCCATACAATGATGGATAAGCAGTTCTTCAAGGGTCTCCTACCCTTGGTCAATGACAAGGATCAGTACGCCTCTCTGAAGGACTACGCCAATGCACGTATCTGGCATTACCACGGGCTTCTGGAAACCACTAAGGACCACCACCGTATGTTGGAAATTCAAGGTGCTATCGCTGAATTAAAGCGGATTGAAACTCTTCGGGATGAAGTAATTAAGGGAGCCGAATAATGGGTTTATTCGAGAGCATATTTGGCGGCGATGAGGTCTCCAAAGAGACTGAGACTATGTTTGGCTTTACCGAAGAAGGTGCATCACAGGAAGCAGAAAATCTTGCAGTAGACGTTCCAGAGATTACTTGGAAAGACGTAGGCAACGTAGCCTTAGACTTTACCCCCATCATAGGAGACATCAAGGGCGGCTATGAGACCGTTCAGATGATTGGTGAGGAGCTAGAGCAGGAAAACCCTAACTACTATCTGATAGGCGCTATGGGCGGTCTAGGGGCAGTCGGCACTGTATTGGGGTTAATTCCGGGGGCTGGTGACGCCGCACAGAAAGCTATCATGCGTGGCGCTGAAATGATGGCTGAGAAAGCCAACAAAGTTGTGGACGCTATGCCTGAATATGACCCCAACACGGTAGGGTCTATGGGCGGCAATTTATTTGCTGGTAGAAAACCAACCGTCGAAGATTTAGACCCTGTACGTCAGACGGGTAGCTCTAAAGGATTTTATAAAAATAAAGCTCCTAACTATGTTCCAGATATTGAAGCTCAAACCACGGATCAAGGTATACTTATACCAGAGCGTTCCGTTACAATTGATGAGCTTCAAGCAGAAGATACAGAGTTAATTCCCCTTATAGCAGATAGAACCGCAGCGGGAAAAACTCTAACAGGTCTTAAAGGAGGAGATAAAGATTACACCTTTTCCAATCCCGTAGACTTACAGGGCGGTAGAGGATTTATGCGCTATCCTGACACCGGTGCGTTTGCTTCTATGGAAAGTGTCATGGGTCCACAATCTGAACGTGCAGAAGAGATTGCAAAGAGAGGTAATAAACCTAAAGGCATTCATATGGGTATGAGTCCTGAAGGTGGAGACTTCAGCGTAATGATGAGCGACACTGTCATGGAAATGATGAACCAATCAGACATTGCGGCTAGAGATATAAATAAATTAGATAGCTGGATTAGAGAGAATGTAGATAGAGATTTTCCGGGGCTGCGTGACCCTGCGGCTAAAGATTATTTAGCTACCCAAGTACCCGGAACTCGCAGACAACTTATTTGGAAAGAATTAGACAAAGCGCCTTATGTTGAGGCAGGATTTCCTACTATGGGAGATGCCCGTGTTTCAATTACGGACCCAAGGCTTCTTACCACGCCAAACCTTGAAGGAACCTCTGTAGCCAACTTTGATGATAGAGGTCAGCTTATAACGGGTCCAGTGCGTAATAATAAGTCTTATAATAGCCAGATAGGGCCAACAGGAGAAGCCGGTTATCGGGGAGAGCTTGAAGCAGTTCCTTATCAGATATTAATGCGAGATTTTTTTGAAGCCCGTAGAGCCGCAAACACTAGCGCAGGTAATGACCAGAGATCACTTCAAATGGGAGCAGTGACTTCCAAAGTAGACGATCAGATGGTTGAAGAGGTTAATCAATATTTAAGCCTTATGGAGCAAGCTGAAAGGGATGCGTATTTAAGAAACCTGTCAGAGCAACGTCAAGAAAGAAAAACCTACAGCATTGGTGAACAAATGGACGGGGTGCTTCCTCTAGAGATTGGTGTAAATCCAGAAGCTGCTAACGGGGCATTCTTGAAGCCCTACACAAGTGAGGATGTTCAGATGTTGGAGCAACTCGCGGAAGGTGCTACTGCGGGTACACGCAAAGCAGATGCGCTAATAAATAGCCCAGTAAAAGCGGGTACTAAAGTAGGAATACGTCTTAACTTAAACTCCAACATACCGGATGCTCCGCAGGGTATGAATAAATTACAGACCCTACATAATAAAAATTATAATGGCACGGCGCTATCTTATCTACCTACTGCTACCGTTGAGAATGTTACATTTAATGTAAGCCAGTCGGGTAGAGCGGGAATTGCAGCTAAAAAATACGCCCCAGATACTCCAGAAGCTAAAAATAAATTCCCCGCGATGTCTGTAGATGGAAATTACGTTCCAGACAGAAATGTTCTTAATGAAATGGACGATACCGTAGTACAAATAGGAACTAATCCTATGAACTTACACCTATTTGTAGATATGGCTACAGGACAGGCAGTAGAGAGCGCAGAGATAGCTACCGTTATTGGGGATAGAGCTTTTGCTAAAGGAGTGACGTATATGAAAAAAGCTAATGCCCCAAAGCCTAAAGCTGCTTCTGACGGTACAGAACTTCCAAGCGAAGTTAGATATAAGTTTAACAGAGGTGGCTTGGTTACGGCTCTACACTAAGATCGTAATCATAAAACCTTTTCTTACCTGTGGCGTTAGTTCCCAGCGCATTATCAAGCATTTTGCTGAGTAATTCTATGTGCAACTCGGACTTAGCTGGAATATCAGAGTTTTTTGGTAAGGCGTATTTAACAGCCTTGTAGATTTCATCCAGTAGACGCTCTTTGTTTTCTAAATCAATTACATCACTCATAGCACCTAGCTATTACATTTACTAACCGCTTGCAAGGAAATTTTATGAGCGAACAAGCTGAATACGAAAAGTACTTAGGTGACCTTTTTGAGATGGAGCAGAAGTACTTACGAGAACGCTACCCCGAAGACTTTGAGGAACAGGACCGGCTGGATGCCTTAGAGGACGCTAGAGATGAAGACGGCAACGTAACCTTTAGAGATGTTGCGAAGCTAGGTCTCATGGGCGTGATGCTAGGCGGTCAGAAGCTAGGATTCAACATGGGTCCGGTCTGGGAGTCGATTAAGGGCAAGGGCTTTGCACTAGGCGGCTTAGCTACCGCCACTAAAGGAATTACCACACAAGAGGGAAAAGACATGGCAGCTAAGAAATTTCAAAGGGATGACGCTAAGGCAGACACCAACGAAGACGGCGAACTATCTACCCGTGAGAAGGAAGTGGCCGAAGCTGTACAGAAAAACGAACTGGTAGAGATGTACCACGGCGGTATGGCTTGTGGCTGCGAGGGAGACTGTGACGGCTCTTGTGGCGGTATGATGGACGGCATCATGGGCTATGACGAAGTCTCTGGTAATCCTATTCCTATTGGCTCTCACGCAGAGAATGTACGCGACGATATAGACGCCAAGCTGAGTACAGACGAATACGTCTTACCGGCTCACGTAGTTAAGTGGCACGGGCTGAAGCACATTCAAATGATGCAGTCCGAAGCAGAGATGGGTCTGATGTCTATGCAGATGTCTGGACTAATCCAACACGCAGAAATGTCTGAAGCTGAAGTAGTGGAAGACGAAGAAATCGATGAATCCGAAGAGGATATCGATATTGAGGTAGCTACCGTTGAGGTGGATGACCTTCTTGATGACGAAGAGGCCTACGAAAAGGAAGCCTCCTCAACATCTAAACTCCCCGGAATGCTGAAAAAACAGAAATATGCATTCGCAATTTAATCTGGATACCCGAATATTATCGGACCCATAAGGAAACATTATGCAGAAGCAAAAGTATAGTCGCACACCTGAAGCGGAAGATGAATTAACATACAGCCAAGAGATGGCACAACAGCAACCTACTGAGCAATTGAATGCTGAAGAGGAAAGCTACAAGAAACGCTATCAGGACATACAACGTCATATTCAGACGGTGCGTGATCAGAAGGATCAAGAATTAGCCGCAGTTAAAAAGCAGCTAGATGATGCCACCCGTAAGCAGATACGCTTCCCTAAGACTGATGCGGAAGTAGAGGCATGGTCTAACCGCTACCCAGATGTCGCTAAGATAGTCGATACCATTGCTCGTAAGCGAGCTAACGAGGCCTTACAGCAAGGTGAGCAGCGTCTTAAAAAGGTAGAGAACTTTGAGAAGTCTCTCCACCGCCAGACCGCAGAGCAACAGCTTATGCAATTACACCCTGACTTTGCTCAGATCCGGTCTGATCCTAAGTTCCATGAGTGGGTGGCTCTACAGCCGTCTGCCATGCAGGACAGTGTATATAAGAATAATACTGACGCTACTTGGGCCTCCCGTACAATTGATTTGTACAAGGCCGATACAGGTAAGCGGCGGTCTTCTAAGTCGGCTGCTCAGGCTGTTGGACGTACATCGTCCTCTGCACCAGCTACAGGCGGTAAAGCCACCTTCTCAGAAAGCATGGTACAGGCAATGTCTGACCGCGAGTACGAGGCTAATGAAGAAGCTATCAATGCGTCTATCTCCTCTGGAACATTCGCATACGACATTTCTGGCGCTGCCAGATAAAAAAAGCCGTAGGCTTGGGTTGACAACTAAGCCACTTAACTATAGCCTACGGCTGCGCCCTTGAGGGTGCAGTACCATAGTAATTAACTATTGTAATAACTACGTCAATGTGTTATAATGAAACCATTGATTTCATAGATGTAGGCCACTCTTAGAGAGTATACCCCGCATCTCCCTCCCAGATAATAGATACAAAGTCTACCAGTGCGTTAGACCCGCTATTAGCGATACTCTAATCAAGCTGACACTGTTGTTTAATTGTCTGATCTAGCTGCTTCTAGAATTATTTAATCATTTTATTAATCACACAATTACGTGTGCCTAGAAGTTTATTTTAAGCCATTTCATACAAGGATTTTAAAGCAATGGCATTTCCAAAGGCATCAGGTTATTCTAACCTCAATTCGGGCAATTTCAGCCCAGTAATCTACTCGAAAAAGGTCCAGAAGGCTCTGAGGAAGGCGTCTGTAGTAGAGTCAGTAACTAACACTGACTACGCTGGAGAAATCGCTAACTTCGGTGACTCTGTAAAAATCATTAAAGAACCAGATATCACTATCACTACATATGAACGTGGTACGACACTGGCTACTCAGGATCTTACAGACGTTGACTTCACTATGGTTGTTGATCAGGCCAACTACTTCCAGTTCGCTATCGACGATATTGAAGAGGCGCACTCGCATGTTTCATTCGGTGATCTTGCAAGTGACCGTGCTGGATACAAACTGCGTGATACATTTGATGCAGAAGTACTTGGCTACCTATCAGGTTGGAAGACACCATCCTCATGGGCGCGGCGTTCAGCATCTGGCGATATCAACGGTACTAAAGCCGATACTAACGCTGGCAATGACGAAATGTTGGCAGCTAACAAGCTGGACATCACAACATTCGGTGGTAGCGATCTTGGTGTAGACGGTGAAGTTACATCTATCCCAATTGCTGTTGGCGGTGGTGCTGGTGGTATCACTTCTCCATTGGCAATCCTAAACCGTATTGCACGGCAGATGGATCAGGCTAACGTAGACACAGATGGACGCTGGGTAGTAATCGATCCGGTATTCGCTGAAGTGTTAATGGACGAGTCTAGTAAGCTTATTAACGCTGACTTCGGTGGCGGTGATGAGTTGCGTAACGGACGCTTGCCCGGAACGCTTCGTGGGTTCTCAATCTACAAGTCTAACAACCTTCCATACTTAGGTACTGGTGCTGGAACAGCCGCTTCTGCGGGTTCTGAAACCAACTTCGGTGTGATGGTTGCTGGTCACGCATCTGCGGTAGCTACGGCTCAACAGATTGCTAAGACTGAGACTTTCCGTTCGCCTACTACCTTTGCAGACATCGTGCGCGGCATGAGTCTCTATGGGCGCAAGATTCTTCGCCCAGAAGCGTTGTTCACAGCGAACTACAACCTCGCATAAGACTACTGAGGGGCTGGTCATATACTGGCCCCTCACTCCATTGAGGGTGTTTCATGCCAACTACTTATATTGATCTATGTAACCAGACTCTTCGCCGCTTAAATGAGGTGGAGATTGCTGAGGCCGACTTCGGGTCGGTACGTGGCGTTCAGGCGCTTGTTAAGGATGCGGTTAAAGCTGCGGTTGCAAAAATCAATCAGGCTGAGTTTGGTTGGCCTTTTAATGCGGCAGAGCATACTCAGACATTAGTAGTGGGTCAGGAAGAATACACTTGGCCGCAATACTACAAAGTAGCTGACTGGAACAGCTTCCAAATTCAAGAAGATAGTAGCCTTGGCTCTAGCTTTAAAGCGCTAAAGGTAATCGATACTGATGAGTGGTATTCTTCTTATCGGGATGATGATTATGCCGCTGGATCTTCAGGACGCAACATTCCTGACTTCGTCTTTCAGGGTCACGGTAACGGCTATGGGGTTAGTCCATCACCCAACAAAGCATACACTCTAAAATTCCGATACTTTATGAATTATTCTGATATCACAAATGCAACTGATGTCACCCGTATACCAGAGAGCTACGACACCGTTTTAATCGACGGTGCGCTTTACCACATGAATATGTTTAAGGACAATCTGGAGGCTGCTCAGGCTGCGTTTGCAGCCTTTGAGAAGGGGATTAAAGACCTACAGACCCTCTACATAAATAACGAAATATATATACGCGATACGCGGATTAGATATTAATGCCAGATCAAATACAGTCCTTTAAATTAGTCTGTAGCGGCGGTCTAAATAGTAACGAAAATCACTTAGACTTATCGGACAACAGTCCGGGCGCTGCTACCAGATTAGTTAACTACGAGCCGTCATTGTTTGGCGGCTATAGACGTATTGAAGGCTATGATGATTACGACAGCGACTATGGCGAGGTAACTGTAGCCGGTCAGACAACAGGTCAGGGTAAAGTACTTGGCCTAGCAATTTTCAAAGATGATGTAACTAATTCCACTAAGATTATTGCAGCACGGCAAGATGCTGGCGGTACAGACTATAGCTTTTATTACTACACTGCTTACATTGGCTGGCGTAAGTTTACTCTAGATCATTCCGTCACCAGACCCATGACCCTCAACGGGCTTACGGTAAGCAAACTACGTCACGCCGTATTTAACTTTGGTACAGGCAATCATATTATATTTGCTGACGGAGTTAATCCTGCCATTGTATTTAATGGTGCAAATTGGAAAGAGATTAAGTCTTCACATGCGGGTGGGTATGACGCAGCTAACAATACGGCTGGTGGAGATCAGGCACTTAATGCTCCTGCGCTTGTAGACGTATTTGAGAACCATGTGTTCCTATCAGGGCATGAAGCTACTAGAGCGGCTGTAGCCCATAGCGCACCTAATGATGCTTATACATGGACTGTAGCGGCTGGCGGCGGCCAGATAGCGGCTGGCTTTGATGTTGTTCAAATCAAACCGTTTCGTGATGACTTATTCGTATTTGGCGACAACTCAATTAAGAAGATTAATGTAAATCCTTCTAATGAGTTTGCTCTAACTCAGGTTACAGCTAACGTGGGTTGCGTTGCCCGTGACAGTGTACTTGAAATCGGCGGGGATCTTATGTTCCTTGCACCAGATGGTTTCAGACCCGTGGCAGGTACATCTAGAATTGGTGACGTGGAACTTGAAACCGTTAGTAAGCCAATCCAAGCCACACTTGTAGACATTATTGCTAACGAAGATATGGATACGCTTAACGGCGTTGTTATCAGGTCAAAGTCTCAGATACGTTACTTCATTGGCGATACATCAAAAGATGCCTCAGACAGTATCGGTATTATTGGTGGCCTGACAAATAACTCAGGATCGATTGGTTGGGAATTTGGTGAGTTATTAGGTATCAGAGCATCGTGCTGTACTAGCGGGTACATAGGTACATCTGAGTTAATTCTTCACGCAGACTATGATGGTAAAGTATACAAGCAAGAACACGGCACAAGCTTTAACGGCGGGGATATCGTATCGATATACGCCACACCTTATCTAGACTTCGGAGAGACAGAGCAGCGCAAAGTAATGCGTAAGATTAATACCTTTATTCGTGGCGAAGGTCCGTTTGAGATGCTTCTGTCCATGACATACGATTGGGGTGACGGGGCAACACCAACTCCAGCAACTTACTCACAATCATCGACAGGCGCACCTACACGCTACGGCGGTAGAAACATTTCTTATAACGCAACCAACGTACTTTATGGCGGCTCATCAAAGCCGATTATGACCAGTGATATTCAAGGGTCAGGTTTTGCTGCACAGGCCACTTTTGTGACTGTTGGGCAGACAGAACCGTTTTCTATCCAAGGAATGGTCTTTGAATTTACCACGGCAGGGAGAAGATAACAGATGGCAGGTTACACACGGCAGTCTACTGGTTCGATTATTAACGGATCACCGATTACTGCACCCCCGCTAAACTCAGAGTTTAACCAAGTAGCGGCTGCATTTAATGCTACTTCAGGCCACTCGCATGACGGGTCTACGGGTAATTCTCCTAAAATTAATTTGGCTACTTCTGTGTCTGGTTACCTGCCAGCCGTACACGGCGGTATTGGCGGTAAGAATAAACTGGATGCCACAACCACGCCTATCGTAACTAATGATAACTCAGAAGGCTATGCTCCGGGGTCTTTGTGGGAAGATACCACTACTGGTCGTATATACATTTGTGTAGGAAACAGCACTGGTGCAGCCGTATGGCGTGAACTGGTACAAGTCAATTCTGGTACAGCTATCCTACCCGCAGCCACTGATACTGTGGACTTGGGTAATAACAGCACCCGCTTTCAGGATTTGTTCCTCAGTGGTGGTATTTCAGCCTCTGGTAACGTAGCCGCTGGTGGTACTCTAAACATCACAGGAGCAACGGCTCTTGGCTCTACGCTTGGCGTCACGGGCGATACCACACTGGTTAATCTGTCGGCTACTGGCACAACAACAATTACATCTATCGATTTAAACTCTGGTGCTATTGATAGTACTACGATTGGTACTACTACCCCAGCCGCTGGTACGTTCACTACACTGAATGCAAATACTAGCTTAGTAGCTGCTACAGCCGATATTAACGGTGGTACGGTGGATAATGCCACTATCGGTGCATCTACTCCAAGCACAGGCTCTTTCACCACTTTAGGCGCTTCTGGAACCTCTACTCTAGCAACTGTTGATATCAATGGTGGTAACATCGATGGCACAGCAATCGGGGCTTCAGTACAATCCACAGGAGCGTTCACAACCGTATCGACTTCAGGTCAAGCTACTCTGGCAACAGTTGATATTAACGGCGGCTCAATTGACGGTGCTACTATTGGCGCTAACGCAACTTCTAGCGGTGCTTTTACTACTCTGTCTGCTTCTGGTGGGATTACTGGCGCACTAACTGGCAACGTAACGGGTAATGTTACGGGCAACGTAAGCGGTGCAATTACAGGAAATGTCACTGGTAATCTAACGGGCAACGTAACCTCTAGCGGAACATCTAGCTTCAACAACGTAACAGTTGATGGCACGTTGAATATGAACGCTGGTACTACTGCTACTATTACTAACCTGACTGATCCTACTAATGCTCAAGATGCAGCCACCAAAGCCTATGTTGATGGTGAAATATCTACGCTGATTGGTGATGCTGGTGCAGGGCTTAATACACTTGGCGAACTAGCAGATGCGCTAAACGATGATGATGACTTCAGCACTACAGTAACCAACAGTATCGCTACTAAAC